GGCATTCGCTGTCCCGCCCGCGGAGCCGCAGTAGACGGTGCTTTGCGGCGCATTGGCCGCGACCAGGGTGATAAGCGCGTTGGTGAAGTTCGTTGTCAGAGCCGCCAGGTTGCCGTCATCCAGCACACTGGTGTTCAACTCAGTCGAGATGAACGTGGCCAGCGCGGCGGCCATCATGGACGACTGGCGCGCGACCTTGTTGAACTGCGTGGACTTGGCCAGACCCGTGGCGTAGCCGTTGACAAGCGTACCCCCAGCCCCCAGGTCGGTCAGAAATTGAGCCTGACTCTCGACGTTTGCCCCTGAGCCATTGGCAAAGGGTTGGTAGTCTACCACGTTTGTCATCAATGATGCTCCTAGTTAAACGTGCCGAAGGCGCCGACATCGAAGCCCGCGATTGCGGTGCCTTCGGCGTCGAAGCCAAAGAACGGGGTGCTCGCCAGCGTTGGCATGACGTAGTTGCGGACACCGACCCCAGCCGCGCGCAGATTGAGATATCCACCTTCAAACAAGGCGAGGGTGACGGCGTCAGGAGACGGCCCCAGCAGGCCCATGTAGATTGACATGTCGCAATTGTCTTGGATAGCGATCTGGTAGCCTGCCGCCCCAAAGATCACGGCCCAAGTGGCGTAGGCCCCTGGCACAGTGCCGTTCCACGAGTTTGCCACGATCGTCGCCCGAAGCAGCGTCTTGTAGGCGTCATCAGCCAGTGACACCAGGCCACTCGTCGGGTCGTACGGGCCCTGCCAAGTGCCTTGGTCCAGACCGACGCCTGAGGTATCCAGCGCGAAGTACACCCCCGTGAGTGGCGTAGTGAGCTGCCGTGGCCGACCGATCCACTGGCCGAGGACGTCGAGCTGGGCACCCCAAGCCGCGTCGAGGTCGTAGGCCTGCTGCATCGCGTTCATGGTCGCCTGAAGGTCGACCGCCGGTTGGACCTGCGCCGTGATCATAGCCATGAAGTTCGGCTTGTCGTTGTGCTCGCTCGTGATGAGGCCGGTGTAAGCATTCATGTTAGTGCGCCGCCAGGCTGATGTTACTGACCGAGCCCTGCGCAGCAGCGTTGAACGCAATCGCGACGTCCGACGCTGCAAGACTGCCGAGTGAGGTTCCGATCGTGATCGCGGTGACGTCGTAGGTGGCAGAGAGCGCGTCGAGCTGAGCCTGCGTCACGGAGGCGCCAGACGGGAGCACACCTGAGGCCTGCATGGCCACCGACACGGCTGCAATGGCCGCGGTCCCTGAGAGGTTCGCTGGGCCCCACAGACGGCCGAGGTAGCAGTTCACGCCGATGCCAAGACCGGCGATATACAGAGCCAGGGTCTCCTGAATGTAGGTGCCGGTGGTCGAGACGTACCCAGGCAACGCCGTCAGCGTCACCGACGCATAGATCGGGGTCTCAGCCAGAGCGTAGAAGTTGATTACGACTGGCATGCCAACCGGGTCCAGGACCGTGACCGACGTCGAACCGTAGGTGCCAGTGCCCTCGGACTTCACGGCCTCAATTGTCTGTGCAATGGTCGTGATGTTCCCGCCCTCAACCACGGCCGAGATGTTGTGCGCCGGAATGCCGTGCGCATCAGTCGCCGTCGTGCAGTTCTCGTACACCAGGTACCGACCAATGCCAGAAAGATTTCCGATGGCCCCACTGATCGACTGCAGAGGCGTGACGGCCGCTATCGACGTGGAGACTGACTGGCGCCGGCGCAGAGCGGCATCTTGCTCGACAGCGGCGCCAGGAACCGAGGCGCTTGAGTTGCTGGCGCTCTGCCACCCGAGGGTCGGGGTGTAGATTGCTCCGGCGTTCGACGCCGTGTTGATCAACAGGGCCGCGATGCTGATGGCTCCCTGATCCTGGGCCGTGGCGGTGACCGTGATTGACCCGCTCAAGGGGATATCCACCGAGGTCGGCAGGTTCCATAGGTTCTGCGAGACATCCTGCACCACGCCATTGGTGATGGTCGTGCCAGCCTGCCCGATGCACGTCACGGCTACGGTGCTGTACGACGGGACCTCACGGGCCAGCCCATTGATCTTCACCAAGGACGACAGCTGGGCGCCCTGTGCGTAGGACGGTGAGAACGAGTTGAAGACGTTGATCGCCGTCTGATTGCAGTCATTGATCGCCGAGGCAAACACGGCCAGCATCTGCCCATCCTGGCTGTCGGGCGTCAGGATGGCGTCGGAGCCGTAGATGTTCCAGTACGACGCCTGCAGGCTGGCGAGGATGTCGGAGTACGACGGCGCCGAGATGCCGGTATTGGTGATCTGCGCCGCGAGGGTTGTGAGTGGATAGGTGGTCATGCGAGAACTCCCGAGATGGTGGCGAGACCGTAGATCGTATCCACCGTCAGCTCGACGGAGAGCGACCGAGCGGTCGTGTTCAGGATACTGGTGTATGACACAATCGCTGTCACGCCCTGGGTGTCCAAGACCCTGGCTTGGATAGCGAGATCGTATGAACCCTGTGTGCCTTTGCCAAGGATGTTCTGGTAGTAAGGGGTGCCCTCGGTGGTATCCAGGAACCACTCGCCAGTGAAGAGCTTAAGGCGGGTCAGGATCAACTGGCCCACGGCCTCGGGGCTGTTCACAAGGAAGTTGGCACTTCCTTGACCGAGCGCGTAATCGCCGTTGGCATCTAGAGCTCGGTACCTCATCCCATGGGTCCTCCAGAAGTGCCGCCAGGCTGAACGCATGTGTGCACGTGTGTCTTCAAGTCAATCCCATCCGCGGAGACGTTACCGCTGGTAACAACGATGTTGCCAGTGATCTGGGCCGACGTTGACCCTCCAGAGCCGACCATTCCATTATTGTAGGTGAATAGGCCGTCGACGGTCATGGCGCCAGTGCAGCGGGTGAGGGGCGTGTTAAGGGTCACGCTTACGGGTGCCGTCACCGTGACGGTCTTGGCACCGGCGTTCAGGTCGATGACCGTCGAGCCGTCATCCGCGCGGAGCTGGACTGAGTTGGTGGAGATGTTTCCGATCACATGAGGCTGGGAATTAAACCCGACAAACGCAAACCCGTCCGACAGGTCATGGAGACGAAGCTCAGCTTGAGTCCGCGCAGGTACCGAGGCCGAGGTCCCAGACAACCACCAATTATCGATGCACAGCGTCGAGAAGACCACCAAGCACTCATCACCATTCGCAACTGGGAAGGTCAGGGTGTGCCCGCCGCCGTGTGGGAAGAACACCGGGACGTCGACCAGCAGCGGCAGCGTGATCCACTGTGACCCACCCTGCGGCAGGCGGACAGGCACCTGGATCGTCGGCTGGACAACCACGGTCATGGCCGCCGCGTTGAAGCTCTGAACCGTTCCAGGAAGTGCAGTCCACAGGCTCGCCTCCTGGCCGCGCATGAACGAGCGAAGCGCCTGTAGCGGGTCAGCAATGCGCTCACGGGGATCCATACTGTGCTCCTACTGTGTAAGGGCTGACCGAGTTGTTCGAGGCGTTGAGGGCAATGCAGGTCAAGTCGGTCTGCCAAGCATGGCCACGCGTGTCGCCAGAGTGCTCGACCACCAGGACCTTGTAGAGCCCGTCCGCGGCAATCTGGGCCAAGAACTGCGTATCTACGGCGTTGTCACCTTGGACCGGCTCGATTGCGGCCAGCTGGTTGTACGGGATATTGAACGGGTTACCCTTTGCAGCGACGGTCTTGTTGATCGACTTGTTGTCGATCTTGACAAGGCACCCGGTGCGCAGCTTGGGGTTCATCAGGCAGGTAGCCAGGACACCACCATTGGTCTGCTCCGGACGACCAAGGAGCCCGGTCTGGGTCGTCAGCACCACGGCTTCACCAGCGCGATAGCCGGTCAGCGGGACTGTGTGGATGACTCCGTTCTCGATGAACCATGACTGCCCGGTTGTTGCCGCGTACTCACTTGCATAGTCCCTGATCATGCCGCACAGCACCTTCCCACGAGGGAGGATCCCACCAGGAGGAGCCGCAGACCCAGGAGCCACCTTGGCACCATACGGAGCCGCAGCTTGGTTCAGGGCGTTGAGCTGTGTACCGTAGGTGCTGCCAGCAGCCAGAGTGGTATTGATGATACCGAAGTTATGTAGCAGGTCACCGTCGGTCGCGAAGATGTCGAGGTACGTGTCGACGCCTTCACGGCCAGAGTGATACTGTTTGACGGTGCCGGTGAACACCTCGCCGTAGTTCCCGTCGCCGACGTAACCACCCTGGACAGAGACCTTGTTGAACTCGCCCGTCACCAGGTTGACATGCTCCTGGCTCAGGTTGTAGACCCGGATTTCGGCGTGGAATGGGGTCTCACTGTCGGGCGCATGGGTGTGGAAGCTGAACTCCAGCTCCGACAGGTCAAGCGCTTGGGTCTCGGACGACAGCAGCAAACCAGCCTTACGGCCGAAGAGGCGCTGGGGTGCGGCGGTCATGACGCCACCTGGAAATAGAGATGCCCTGAGGTCCCCAGGGCGCTGAACGTCGGAGGCTGTGACAGGTCGTTGTCAGTGAACGCGATCAGCTGACCACCAAGCTCAAGGTAGGCGTACTGCGCCAGCAGGTCACAGCCAGTGACCAGCGGGATGTTGTCGAGGATCGTCACACCGGCTGCGGTGGCAATCGTGAGCTGCCAGACCTGTCCAGGCCAGTTCCAAGCGGTGGTCAGCTGGTACTGCACACCGCCCAGCGTGATGTAGAACTGCTGCGGAGCAGCTGCAAGCGGGACCTCGTAAGCAGTCGTGGTCATTGCGTGTTCCCCACAGGCTGAGCAGACTTTGTTCCGGCTTGCGCAGTCGGCGGCGGAGTTGTCTGCTGATCAGCGGCGTTGGCCGTGGCGCCGGTGTTAATGACCTGGGTATAAGCGATTAGCACCTGCTTGCACGAGACGACGAGGATCAGCCCGTGCTCGGTCTTGTCAGTCGTTGTCGTCGAAAGGCTGGTGATAAGCATGTTGTTGTAGACACGCTTGCCTGTCACAATATCAAATGGCGCACCGCTCGCCTGCAGTGCGCGGAACTTCGTGTAGGTGTCTTGCATCTCGGTCGAGGGGCCATTGAGCAGGCCCTCAGCACCGGCGATCGTCCCCGTGACGACAGACCCGAGGCCCGCTAGCAAGCCTTGAGGACTCGGGCTCTCAGAGAAACCGCAGCGAATGGTCAACTGGGCTGGCCGCATGAAGCAATGGTCTGACACGACGGCGCCGTACTCGACCGGGCGGCTGGTGATTTCCAGCTCATCGTGGTGCTCTTCTTCAAGCGTGACCTGAGCGACGAGGCCACCAATCTTACGCTGGGTGCTGCGCAGCAGGATATTCTGCAGCACCATGCTCGCGGCGCCGGTGGCAAACCCAAGGACTGGAGTTCCCATCTCAGTTTGCTCCAGTGGGGATCGGCGTGAAGTTGCCGAAGGCCGTGGAATTACGAACAAGAGTCGAGGCCAACGTTTTCGCATGCCGGTCTTGGGCAGAGCTTACGCGGTCTGCCGTCTCGCGCGCGTCTTTACCCGCCTCGACAGAGATTGTGGTATTGCTGGAGACCGTGATTGATCCCCCAGTCGACGGCATGTCAAACGCTGACCCGGCGAAGCGACGCCGCTGGTCGGCCACCTCTGCTGCTTTCACTGCCGATAGGCCCGAGGAGTACCGCTCAAACTGACTGCCAACGATATCAGAGGCATCTC